GCTGGTAGTAGCGGCGGGCGGCGTCGGTGCCGATAGCGTCGGCGGATTGGATGACCTCGGCGGTATGCCCGTCGGCGTCCAACTCCAGACGCACCCACGAGTATCCGGCCAGCCCCCCGAACACCTCCTCGGACTCGCCGTCGGCGACCGTCCCCGAGCGGATGGTGTCGATGTCCGATGCGGTGATACTGCCCGGCGACACATTCGTCCCCGACAGCGTCCACCCGGCGTCGGCCCCGTCGGCGGTCACCCGCAGCGACACAAACCGCAGCGCCCGGGTGTCCAGCCAGGCGAGTTCGCTTTCGCCCTTCTCCCAGACGACTGCGCCGTCTCCGTTCCTCCCCGCTGGTGATTGTCGGTCGAGATAACTCGCGTACGTCGATCCGTGCAGTTCTGAGCCCATAGGCCGTCAAGGGGTGAGAGTCGTGTACGCGTATAGACTCTCAGACCCCGCCTGCACGGCAATCGACGCTGTGACGTCACACGCCTATCACGGGAGGGTTAGCGCGGGGCCAAGCGCGGTGACATGCTGACGCCAGCCAAGGTAGCGGCGCAGGTCATGGCCCGACAGATCAGCCGTCAACAGACACGGCAGGGCGAGCTGCCCGGTCAGGTTGCCGTCGTTGTTGACGCCCACAAAAAACTTGCCGGTCGCATCGCCGGTCAGGTCGCCGGTCGTCGCTGTGGTATCCTCCAGCTGGCCGTGTTTGTACAGCCGCAGCTCGTCGGACGACTTCGACCAGACGGACGTCCAGTCCTCGGCCGTCGAGGCGGTAGTGTTGGTCGACGAGACGGTGTAGGTGCCCAGCGTCGTCTGCAGGGTCACCTCGTAGGCGGGGCCCGCCACAATCGACGCCTCGAATACGTCGTTGCCTGCCTTGATGGCGACCCCGCCGGCCGCCGTCCAGAAGATCCAGTGCGAGAAGACCAGCCCGCCCGGGTCGCCCAGCACGAAGCCGTCGGTGGCCGCCTCGTCATCGCCGCCAAAGCTCACCGAATGGACCGGCGGCCCCTGCGAGGCGCCGGTATTGACCGCCCCGCGGCTGACGGTCGGGTTGCCGGCCGACTGACTGAGCGTCTCGGCGGCCGCGTCGGCGTCCCACGCCCCCAGCCCCGCCCCGTCGGCGTAGTGGCCGACCCAGCCGGAGCCGAAGACCTGCAGGTCGGCCAGGTAGGTCGATTGGTTGACCAGCGGGATCTCGTAGACGAGCGTGTCGTACCATTCCCCGGCCGACCCGTCGACGACCCGGCGTTTGGCCGTCCAGTCAATCGCGGCGACATCCTCGCGGGCGTCGACCGCCCAGACGCCCCGATACCACCCCTTACCCTCACAGGTCAGCGTGGTGGTGGCCCCGGGCGTGTCCGCTTGGCGCTCATCGCCGGACTCAAACCCATACCAGTCCATCGAGACGGTCAGATCCTTACCCCGGATCTCGACGATCACGAGCTTGTCGCCGGTCCAATTTTCGTGCAAATCCAGCGTGCGCCGCCCCCACAAATAGGCCGGGAAGGCGTCGAGCCGCTCGCCACTGTCACCGGTGTCCGTCAGTGTGTCGCTGGTCGTCGTCCACGGACTCGACTCGGAGAAGGTCGGCCCCTGGGCGCGCGTCCCGCGGCGGGCGGCCAGCCAGTGGGCCAGCCCGGTGATGTCGTCGAGGTCAACGTCGTCGATGTCGCCCCCGTCGAAAAATTCGCTTTTGACGGGGATGGGCGGGTCGTCGGGTAGAAATCTCACAGGTCGAACCCCCAGACAGAGAAGGCGGTGGAGACGATGCCGTTGGCATCTGGTGAATTGATCTCTGGAAAATCGCTCGTCAACACCCCCGGGGTCATCGAACTAAACTTACATTCGACTTCGACCTGAAGCGGCAGCTTCGGGCCCCGACCAGAAACGTCACACCAAAGATCCGGCGCCATGTAGTCACTTAACGGATTGCCGGAGGGTATGTCGCTGTCGCTGCCCCCTGACAAGTCCATCTGCCCTTCGATCACGGAGATGTCGCGGCGGTACAGCTGATTGATAATCTGAATCCGAGGGTACCCGGACAGCAGATATACCGACTCGTCCGTCACTTGCTCGGTGATTTGGGTCAACTGCGACGGCCCCGCCCCCTCAACCTCAGAGACTGTTACCCGCCAATCGATGTCTGCGATAACCCCTGCATCAAGGTCCTCCCACCCGACATCCGAGCTATTAAGCCCCGCCTCCATGAATGCGAGTGCCATCACGTCGACCTTCAGCCAATTCACATGACGCGGGGCAACGCACCGCTCATCGTACATCGTCGTGTATGTGTCAGAGGCCGAGCCTGACTCATAGTCTGACTGCGGCGGCCCCTGGTGGTATGAGTGCATCACCGGCATGCTGTCGCTGCCTCCCCAGTGACCGGACGATAGCCCGCGCCCCTTCTGGCTTCCGATGATCAGGGGCTCCGGGCGGCGACGCACCTGATTGAGGTTCTGGGCAATCTTTCTGGGCACACCCCCCGACGGGTCCCGCCCTGCCCACGTCTCGCCTTCAGAGATATTGACGCCCGCGTATTGGCTCCCGAGGTCATAATACGTCGTCCGCAGCGCACCAGCGCGCAGCTGCAAGTACGACAGCGGGTAGATGGTCGCAGTCTCGTTCTGGTTCACTTTCGTAAAGTCGACCGCATCGGTGTAGGTTTCGTCGATATTGACAACATTCCTTAGGTAGGCGGTCAAATTGACGTTCGCATGGCCTGTCGGCTGCATGCAGGTCACCCACGGAGTCCACGGGCCGTTTCCGTCTAGCGGGTCGTATGCGTTAGGAACCTCCTCGAAATAAGGGGTGTTATTGAGGTCAAAGTACAATCGATCCGGAGTCTGCTCGTCTGCCTGCTTTAGCCCCTCAGTCTGAAGCGAGGGGCCCACGGATGATTTGATCTCCAGGGAGGTAAGAAATTGCGCGAAGTGCTCAATCGACGATGCATAATCCGGGGCGATGGTCGCGGACAGCCTCGCCCGCTGCCATAGCTCCTCGCCGTTGGCATCCCGCCCGGGCGTCAACCTCAAGGTGTCGGGGCTACCCCCATCCTGCAAAGCGCCGGGAGTTGAAAGGCGCGCCTCTACGAATCCGCCCTGCTGGTTTGTGCCGGAAGTCCCTTCGCCGGTGCCGTCCGACTTGGGCGGGTCCGACACAAGATCTGACACGCGATACCAGATATCCATCTCGATCGTCTTGACCCCCTGCCCAGCCAGCACCCACGTCCGCCAAATCGACATATATTCGGGGCGAAACCCATTGGACGCCGTAGTCAGGTGGCACCACGGCCGAATCTGCTCGGCGCGCACATTCGACCCGGCCGTCGAGCCCGCCCACGTAATCGAGCAGTCGTGACCGCGCTCGCGGTTCAAGAAGACGACGTTGCTGCGCGTCTGGCGCAGAAATCCGGCATCGTACGGCCGGTCCTCTCCGTGGGTCTCATCGAGGTGGAGGCGCTGGAAATCTGTGCCGTCGAAACTCATAGCTCCTCAGCAAATACAGACGGGTTGCCACTCGCCCGGACCTTCGTCGCCGTGCCACTGCTCGCCATCCCAGCGGCCGGTGGTCCAGTCGCACTCTTGAACATCTCTGCCGTTTTTGGGCTTGCTGACATGTTGAACAGGGCCATCATCACACTCGAATAACCGCCACCTCTCACGCGGGTCGCGCTTCTGTCGGTTCCACGCGCCCGCATACGCCTGCGCCTCCTGCTCGGTGCAGTCAACGGCCTCGGTGTCGAGGCACTCTTCGGCGGCATCTCCCATCTGCCCCGCGTCGACCCCCAAGTCGGCATCGCGGTCGACGGGCCCGCATCCGGCGGCCACCCCCAGCAGGCACATCATCCATATCAGTCGGCGCATGGTATCCTCCCTATCTCGCGTAGGCATCAGGCTCTTCGGTGGTGACGCTGACGTAAGCATAACGCCTGTCTGCGAGATCGCCACCAAAGAAAGAGGACCCGCCCCAGCTGGTGTTGCTGAAGTTCGGCTCTTTGGCGCACCGCAGAAGCAGACCAGATTCGACGTCGCTGAATGACTGGTCGAGCACAATCCGGCTATTCGCCTCATCGACCTCGACGACCGACCGCTGCTCGTCGACGTACCACTCCCGACCGTTCTTCTGGTGGAGTCGAACATCATCGCCGGAGAGGAAGCCGGGCTCGTCGGCGGCGTCGGCCGACGGCAGCTCGCCGGTGTAGCCGACATAGGGGCGCCCGCCCCCGTCGGTGCCCGTGGTGCCGTCGAGCTGGGCGACCGGCGCGACCACGCGGGTCGGATTGCGCCCCGCCCAGCCAAGCATCAGCACTGACAGACGTACCGACCCCTTGTCGAGGTCGACGTCGCGGGACTCGATCCGCCCGGTCGCCCGGACCGGCTCGTCGTCGAGCTGAAACAGTTGACCGTCGTAGCCTTCGATGCCCCGACCGGGACCGCCCAGAAGCCGAACCCACTGGCCGACCTGGGGCACCTCCCCGCCGGCCACCCCCTCCGGAGTCACCTTGGTATGCTCGATGAGCGCCTCGAACTCCAGGAGGGGTGGCAGACTGTCGCGGACGTTGATCTTGGCGTCGAGATCATCCTGGGCGAGATCGGCCGAGGCGTAGACGGTGTAGTCGAACTCCTGCTTTTTCTCCCGCTGCAAAAACTCCCCGCGGGTCGCGTACTTCTCGGAGGTGACCGGCTCGCCGCCAAAGAATGGCAGCTTGCCCCAGACTCCCTGCAGGCGGGTACGGGCCTGGTCGTTTCGGTAGTCTCCGTCGAGGGTCGTCGGGGCGATCAGGGCCGAGGCGCGGCTGTCGACAAGCTGTTGGGCGTCCCGCTGGGCGAGAGCACGAAATTTGACGGGCCGAAGCCGGCCATCATCGCCGGGCACCACGACGTAGTTGCGCGACCGCAGCAAGGCCTGCTTCATCCACGGCCATATGTCGACGGTCTCATTTCCCCAGCCGAGCACGTACCGATAGGCGATGTCGCCGGGGTGCTGGCGCATCATCGCCTCGAAGGCGTCCAGGTCGATCAGACTGGCCGGGATGCCTGCCCCCCAGTTGGCCGAGTAGATGTCGTAGCGCCCATTCTTGTTGGCGTTGTCACGATTGCCCGTCGACGTCGCAAAGGCCAGACAGTGGCCCAGCACATGACGGCGGTAAGTGCCCCCGTGGCCGGGATCGGCCGGGCCCTCGTTTGTCGGGGTGGCCGACTCGTACAGGTGCGAAAACTCCGGCCCGTGGACAAACGGCTCGTAGACGGGCTTGGACTCCTCCAGTGACTCAAACTTTTTGGGGCCGACAAGCTCGACGTCGTAGTCGCCGGTCAGCCCCGAAAACAGCTTGTCCTCCGGGTCGCCGAGTATCTCGAGGCGGTCGTCGTGCTCGGCAAAAAAACGCTGCTGGGCAACCACCAGATGATCGCCGATCTGAAGGACCGTCTGCTTGAGGCCTCCGGGGTTTGGGTCGACAAAGCTGTGCCGGAAGCCGGGATCGTCGGTGTTGAATTTGAGGGCCCCCTCAAACCGATCGGGATACGCCCGGATGCGCCCGCCCTGCTTGGCGGTCAACGCCTGACGAGCATCGCCGATTTTGGCCCCTTTCAAAGCGTGGAGCGTCTCCTTGCTAGGCAACGAGACGATGCCCTTTCCGGCCGAGAACTGACGCTTGGTCAGCATGCCGGTATACTGGACGTCCTCGGCAACCCCCTCCTCGAGCAGAAACACCCGGACCGGGCGCCCGGTGATATTGGGCACCCGCTCGAGTACCAGCTGACCCGTCTCGTGGCGCTGCTGGGGGCTGAGGCCCTGCCCGCGTAGGATGTTGTACTCGACCCAGCCCGCGCCGGTCGCGCCGGTCGTCCCGGTGACTCGGATCGTCTCATCGCCGATGAAATAAAAGCCGGTCGACAGCAGAGACGGTCCGGCGATCTGGGCGGTCGTCGCGGCATCCGAGAAGTCCGCCTCGACGGCGTGGGTCGCCTCATCGCCCGACTGCGTGGCGAGCACCCCCGTCAACTCCTCGAGCTCCAGGAGCCGAAAGGTCGCCTGGGCGACGTCGTAGTCGGCGGTCAGAAAGTCGACCGACGAGGAGAGCACGTCGGGCTTTTCGGTCAGGATCTGGTAGAGCCCGAAGTCATACCCGGGCGTCGCCGTCGGGGCGTCGGCGAAGGTAAACAGATTCCCGTCGGCGTTGACCCCTCCGTCGACCCCGCAGACCCCCTGTATGTGCACCCCGACATTGTATGTCTTTCGGACGGCCATCAGTAGGTGTAGGGGCTGAGAGTAGTGTCGACCTCGACCTCAAAGTCGAGGGTGTAAAACTCCGCCGATCGGCTCTGCTCGGTCGGTACGTCCCGAAAGTCGATATCTCCGGCGAGCACCTCGTCCGGAAAGCGCACCAACTCCCACTCATCCTGGTTGGCGAAGTCGTCGACGGTGTCGCCGTGGTCGTGGAAGACCAGCGCCTCACCTCCGTCACTCATCGCCCGCCAGACATCCTCGAAGGCGTTGTTGTCATCGTCATCGGCCAGCTGGCCAACCTCGGCGTACGCATCACGAGAAGCCCGCCCTCGGTGGATGTGGACGGCCGGAAGATTGTGGTACTTGAAGGGGCGGCGCAGCTTTTGTGAACCCCAGCGGACGTTGACGAACTGACTGAAGGACACCCCGGTATGCCGCTGCTCGAAGCGCGGCCAGCCGACCTTCTTGGCGACCCGCGGGGAAGTCCACGTCCCCCAGCAGGTGTGGGGGGCGTCTAGCTGCTGGGCGGTCGTCGTCGCATCGGACGACCGGCCGTCCAGGTAGCCCAGCAGTTCGGGCGGGAAAGTAAAATTTGCATCCGAGAAGACCCACCCGAACTCGTCGAGATCAGTGTCACTGTAGGCCAGCCGGAGGCCGGACTTTTTGCCGAAGGTGTTGGCCGAGGCTGTCGGGTCGATGCGTTCCAGGCTGTACGATCCTGCCCCCGGCAGCTCCGCGCCGGCCCCGACGGCCTGCTCGATCTCGTTGTACAGCCCGTCAATCTGTGCCGGCACCAGTCCGGTATCCAGCACACAGTGGTAGGTGCCCGGGTCGACGGTCACCGTCGCCGTCAACGTGCCCCCCGCGTCCCGCTCCACAAAAACGATCGTGTTGTTGCTCGAGGTGATCTCGACCTCATAGACCCACCTGTCGATCCCCAACGCCATCACATCCTCGTCTCGGAGCCGCGCCGGGTCGCCTGGTTGATCTGGGCGGCGACCCGGTCGGACTCCTGCAAGAAGACATTATCGCTGAAGACGTTGGTGCTTCCTCCGGCCGGCCCCGACTGAGAGGCCTCCAGCGCGGCGGTAAACGCCTCGGTGAGATCCTGCTTTGAGCGGCGCCGGTTGCGGGCCGACGCCTTGGTGATCGTCTCGTCGACCTTCGCCCCGGCCGCATTGGCCGCCTCCTCGGCGTCGCCCCCAAAAAGCGGCGCGACGACTCCGGCGACGGCAGACAGCGCCGACAGCACGCCCCCCGCAATGCCGAACCCGGAGGCGGCCGACAGGGCGGTGTTGATCCCCTGGGCGACAGCCTGGGCGCCCTGAATCGCCGAGGCGACCCGCTTCATCGACTCGGCGGCGGCCGACCCTTCGGCGGGAAGCTGAGCCAGCGTCGACACCAGCCCCGATGCCGCGGTGGTCGTATTTTGGATCTCTTGCTTGACGGCGCTTTGCTGCTGGGCGACGTCTTCGGTCAGCTCCTTTTGCAGCTTGGCCTGCTTGCCCGCCTTGGCCTGCTCGGCTGCCCGGCGCGCCCGCGCAAAGCGTGACCGGCGCGCCGCCTCCTCCCCGTCGGTGCGCCCGGCCGGCCCGGCAATCTCGGAGAGGCTGGCTGTCTCGCCCCCGCCGGAGTTGGCCAGCCCGAAGCCCGACGCCCCGCGCCGCTTGGCCTCCCCTTCCGTGATCCCGCCCGTCGTCTTGAAGTCGCCGACAAACCCGGACAGGTCGGCCTGCTTTTGCTTCTCTTTGGTGATGTCTTTTTCGAGGTTCAGCCGGTCGTTGGCCTTTTCCTGCTGGGCGACCTGCTTCTCCATGTACGTCTGCAGGGCGTCTTTGGCGTTGTTGACATGGCCCTTGAGCAATTCCCACTTGACGTTGGCCTTAGTCAGCGTTTTCGCCCCGAACATCGACACCGCCGCATCGCGGGCCTTTTGCCCCAGCGTCTCGAAGGCCGTCGATGCGGTCGCCGCCCCGCCCGCTTGCTGCCCCATCGCCTCCTGCAGTTCTTTGGCTGCCTCTTTGGCCTCATCGGACTCGAGTCCGTACTGACGTGTCGCCTCGGCAAGCCGCTTGTTCGCCTCGTAGACCTCGTCGGTCGTGCTGCCAAGCAAGTCGAGCTGGCCGTTTTGCCCAGCAGACACTGCGCTGAGCATCTCCCCGACGCCCGCAGCCCCTTCTGTCGCCTCCTTGTATCGGCGCAGCCCCCGGCTCGCCTCCTCGGAGCTGTCCCGAAGCCCGACCATCGTGCCGATCGCTTTTGTGCCCGTCGAGGCAAGCTTACCGGTAAACGCCCACCCCCCAGCCACGTCTGTCGCCGCCGCTCCCAGCAGGGGCAACAGCTCGCCGAGCACTGCGGTCAGCTCACCGGATACCTGAGCCGTCTCCCGCATCTCCTTTGATACGCCTTTTTGCGCATCCGCCGCCTTGGCTGATTCGTTCGACAGGTTCGTCAACTCACTGGACACGGACATGACGACGGGCTTGAACCGCTCCCCCATCGTCACCATCAGCGTCTCAAACGACCCCTTCAGGATCTCGAGCTGCGCGCCCATCGACGAGCGCATCAGTTCTGCCTGCTTCTGGGCCTCGCCCCCTGCCTCCTGAAACCCTTTGCGCAGCTCGCCGACCTCTGAGATCGCCGGGCCGACCACCTCAACGACCGACCCGGCCACGCTACTCATCGAGCCGCTGAGCTGCTTGAGCGCCCCGGCGTCTGAGAAGTCCTGGATGATCGACGAGAAGGCCCGCATATCCCCGTCGGCCTTCCGAAGCGAGATCCCTGTTTTGTCGAGGACCGCCTGAAGTTTGTCGGTCGGGTTCTGCAAGGCCGCCAGCGCCGACCGGAGCCCGCGCCCCGCCCGGGTCGACTTGATGCCGGCATTGGCGAGTGTCCCGAGGATGCTTGCCGTCTGCTCGACGGACATCCCGACGGCTCGCGCCTTGGGTGCCACAAAACTGAAGGCCTGCCCAAGCTCCCCGACTCCTGTGTTTGCCGCCGAGGAGGCGGCCACCAGCACGTCGTTGACCCGGGCAAGGTCTGCCACCTCCAGGCGCATCCCGGACAGGACGTTGGTGGCAATGTCGGATGCCTGCGCAAGATCCAGGCTGCCGGCCGCCGACAACTCGAGCACCCCCGGAAGCGCCTCGACAGACTGCTGGGCCGACAGGCCCGCCTGGGCCAGAAACTGCAGGCTACCGGCCGCATCGGTGGCGCTTTTGGTCGACACTTGCCCCGCCTGCTTGGCGGCGGCGTTGAACTTCTCCATCGACAACTGGGCGTTGGACGTCTTGGCCGCCGCCGACGCGATTGCATCCTCAAACCGGCCGGCCGCCTGGACGCTTTTGACCCCGCTACCAACCGCAACCGCCGCCCCCGCAGCCGCCATCTCCGCCCCCACATTGGCAACCCCTTTGCCGACTCGGCGCATCTTGTCGCCGAGCGTCTCAGCCGACCCGCCCGCCCGATCCATCGAGTCAGACGCATCGTCCATCGAGTCGGACGTCTCGTCGCCGACATCATTGGCAGAATCACGCAGGTCGTCGATGTCACGCTGGATATCCTCCAGCGTATCCGACGCCTCGTTCAGCGCTTCAATGTCGAATGTGACGGCCATCAGGTCATTCCGTATTGACGCTGCAAATTCTTGCAGCGCTCACGCTCTTGACGGTCGTGGTAGTCTTGCTGTCGGCTCATCCCCTCGTAGTGGGCGGCCAGACGGGCCACCTCGGCGACCCACGGCGGCAGGTCAATCAGCGGGGTATTGCCCCGCTCGACATACAGCCGGTAGACCGAAAACCTACGGGCCGCCCGGGGAGAGGCGCCCCGCCAGTCACACCCGGCCTGCTGGCGGGTGACATCTGCGTCCGGGTCCGTGCATACCGGGCACTCGCACGGGTCGGTCAGGTAGACTTGACGCAGGTATGTGGTCAGCTCTTTTTTTCGTCCTCCCCGATCCCGTCATCGCCCATGATCTGCACATACGCCTCGACCAGCCCGCTGGTGTCTCGCCGCAGGATCTGGCGTTGCCTCGACTCCTCGAGGTCCCCCCAGTCGACGGTCAGGCCGCTTTTGACCCCGCACACCTGCCGGTGCACAAAGTCGATCAGCGGCTTGAAGTCCTCCTCGACCAGCTCGACGTCCGTGATCGACGCCTCTTGCCGGTCGCCCTCCTCGGGCTCGTCGTCCTCCGCTTCGACCATCTCCCAGAAGGCCGAGGCACGCTTGAGCTCGTCGGGCTTGGCGAAGTCGTCGACGATCCGGTATTCAAAGACCAGCTGCTCGCCTTTGACCTGCAGGGTGAAGGTGCCGTCCGGCTCGTCGAGTGTCGTCGGGTCCAGTGCCATCGGTCTCTCCTGTCATCAAAAAAATCAGGTGTACGTCAGCTCGAAGTCCGTCTCGGCCGCCCCGCCCGACCCGAAGTCGCCCCGGGCGGCGTAGGTGGCATCGAAGGTCGACCCCTCCAGCGAGACGGTCTGCTCGGAGAACTGCACGACCGGGATGTTCAGCTCGACGGTGTCGGTCCCGTCCGACAGAGTGACCGTGATCTGACAGTCGGCCCCGGAGCTTGCCAGCGGCAAGATCGCCTTCATCGCCGCCGACCGCCCCTTGAAAGTGATGCCCCCGCCGGGCGGGTCCTCCGACCCCCGTTCCAGGTACAACTGCTCGAGGGTCCGGTCGGCCTTGGTCCCGACCATATCCTCCTGCAGGCTCCAGTTGGTCTGCAGGTCCATCGACTCGATCGGGTAGGCGGTCAGCCCCGAGCCGGTGTCGACCTCGAAGGTCATGCCGATGACCTCCAGGGTGTTCTTCTCGCCGGAATACTCGGTCGGCGTGGTCGGCAGCGTGTTGGCGTTGTCGGCCACGTGCAGATCGGTCGGCCACGGGGCATACAGCCCGGCCCCCTCAAAGCCGAGGGTCGCATTCTCGCCCATCTCGAGGGTCAGCGTGCCGTTGCCTCGCACCCCCTTGCACACCCAGCGGTACGCGTCGTCGTAGCCCCGGGTAAACATGTACATCGCCAGCGCCGCCGACGGGACGCGCGTCTGGTCGTCCCCGGTGACCGGCCGGTAGACCGTCGAGGTCGTCGCATTGACCGTCTCCTCGAGGTTCATCGCCTTCAGCAACCACGACCCGAACGGCGGGTCGCCGGCCGTCGACTTTTTGCCCTTCAGCGGAACCGTCAGGCTGACGTCCAGCCGGTGACCGTAGTTGTGGCTCTTCTTGGTCGAGTGGGTCGCCGTCATCTCCTGGTTGGCGATCGTGTTGATGACCTCGGAGAAGGGCGGCTCGCCCTGCGTGCGGACGGCATACCAGTCGTCGGGGTCATGCCCGGTCGTAAAGTCGGTCGTCCCGTCGGTCCCTGACCCGTAGGCGTCCTCGGGGATCCCGCCGATCAGAAAGCGCTTTGCAAGATTGTCGGACATGCCTGATTACCTGTGCAGTAGGATGTCTTGGGTGATTTCGATGTCGACGACCGCCGAGGCGGCCCGGCCCAGATTCTCGATGACCTCGCCGTTGGCCCCGTTGGCGGCGAGCTCGACCTCTCCGGCGACGTCCGGGTCGGGCAGATACCGGGTCAGCGCATTGATGATCGCCCCCTTGTACAGCTCGGCCCGCTGGTCGTTCCACTCCATCTCGAGCAGCTGCCGGCCAAGATCCGTCCCGTCAGGCAGAGTGGGCGGGATGTCTGCTCCGGCCCGCTCCTTGGCGACCAGGCCCACCCGCAAGATGACGTCCTGGCTGGCCGACCGCTTGTCGGCCGCCCCCGAGAACAGCTGCTGATTGTCGCCCGCCCCGGCCTTGGTGATCCAGCAGGCGACCTCGTCGACATTCAACCGACCAAACGCCTCGGCGGTGTCGACCCGGCCGAGGATGTACCGCTCCGGAGCCGGCAGCGGGTAGTGGCCCGACGCGTCGGCCTCCTGGTCGGACAGCTCGGCGGGCAGCCGGTCGCCCAGCACCTGGCGGGTGCGGGCGATAAGTGCGCTGACCGCTTTGTCGACGTCGACGGGCATTAGGTAATCCTCGCGTTTCGGAGTGCGTCATCCGACAGCCTGCGCCGGATAGACCGCTGGATCAGTGTGACCAGCTTCTTCTTTTGTCTCGTCGTCATCCGCTGCCAGTCACGGCCCGGATAGGTCTCACCGAAGGGCCCGGTGCCGCCGCTGATGAGTCGGTCGCTGTAGGGCACGGCCGTCCCGGCGGTCATGCTGGTCGCGTCGGCCCGGAAGACGTGCTCGGTGTGGCTCGGCTCGGTGATCGACGGGTACAGCCGCTCGTATTTGCCGCCCTTATCCCAGCGCAACAGGTCGTGGTGGCCGACAATGGCCATCTTGTGGTCGGCGTATTTCGGCTCGCCGCCATACCCCTCCCAGGGGCGCCCACCGTGCTCGCCTTCGGTCGCAAACTGCTTCTCCCAGTGGCGCAAAAGATACGGATGGACGACATTTCGCCACTCATGCTCCAACGAGCCGATCACCTCCATCATCAGCCCGATCACCCGGCTCATCCCCTTGGCGTCACCGGTGCCGATCTCAAGTCGAAACATCGTCCTCCAGGTACGCCTCCAGGGCGGCCACGTACGACTCGTCGGTCTCGTCGTTCGTCTCCAGGCCCAACCCCTTAACGATCATTCGCCGGTGGTTGTAGCTGCCGATCAGGGCCACAATGACCCGGCCCCGGTCGGTGTGGGCGCAAAACTTGTCGTCGGTCCGCACCCGCTCGGCTGGCAGTTCGACAGTCTCGCCGAACCGCAGGCGCGTGCCATCCTCCATCTGGAGGACGCACTGGCGGATTAGCCTGGCCTCGATGGGCGTGTCCTTGGTCGGTGTCATGGCTCCCATCCTGCCCCCCACTTCGGGGCGCTTTTGGTGTCGGTGGTATCGACATTTGAGCGGACCGACGCCTCAGCGTCGATCGACTCACCGGCGTCGACCTGGCCGGTGCGCAGGGTCTTTTTGAGCGACCCGTACTCCTGCCAGGCCCGCTGGGCGTCCAGCTGGCGCTGGTCGAGTGACTTGGCGGTCGCATAGGCGATGATCGCCCCGCGGACCGTCTCCCGCCAGTTGTCTGTCAGGCTCGACGGGTCCATGTCCCGCCCCACGAGGATCGCGTTGAGCGACCCGGCCGCCCGGGTAATCCACCCGTCAATCTTGGTGGTCGACAGCCCGTCGCTCGTCGCCGTCACCCCATCGGTCGGCATCGGCAACTCGTCGAGCACCTCCCCGGGAGTCACGCCATGTGTCTCGATAGCCACCTATATCACTCCTCGTCGATCTGGCGGTCATACAGCTCGGCGAGCAGCCGGGCCTCCAGCTCGTCACCGCTCCCGCGGGCCGACCGCTCGGAGGTGTCGGCCAAAACCGAGCGCCGGTGCTGGTAGTCGCCCTCCAGCAGCGCCCAAAGGATACGCACGCCCGCCGGGGCGTCCTCGCCCGGCTGCTCGTCTGGCAACTCGTCGCGCATCTGGCCTTCTTGCTCGTCGATGTACGCCCGGGCGACCTCGGCACGCTCGGCGTCGGTCAGACTCGGCGCGCCTTCGGGCTCGGGCCGTTCGCCCTCCGACTCCTCCGGTTTGGCCGCCCTCCGGAACCGCTCGGGCGCATCGGACGGCTCGGCGTCGTGGGCCTGGCCGGCGACCGCCGCCTCCCAGTACTCCTCGTAGGTGACCGGCGTCAGATTCGGCGAGCTTCGCCTCGACTGCAGCCACCGGTCCGAGGCCCGAAACAGCGCCCCCTCGGGGATTGGCTTGCCGTCGGGGGCGACTGCCCCCGGAATGTCGATGTGCGTCTCAAGATAGACCATGCGTCGTCTCCGTCGTGTCGCGCGAGCGCCAAGCCAGCACCGTCAGGGCCCGACATCCGCCGGGCCCGCCGGCCTATCAGGTCACATTCGTCAGAATGACCCCGGCGTCGTTGATGCCGCGGTAGAAGTCGACCAGCTGGTGCTGGAGGGTCCAGTAGTTCTGGGAGTCCGAGTCGTAGCCGGCATCCGACTCGCGCATATCCTCCTTGTCCCGGACAATCATGTGCTCGGAGGCGCCGATCCACAGCGTCCCGTCGTACACGCGGTTGATGTCGGGGGTCGACTCCTTGTTGGCGTCGTTCTGGTAGACGCTGTTGTCGATCAGGATGTTGTCGAAGCCGAAGCGGCGGACCAGCATCTCGCGGACCGCCTCGTGGGAGACGGCATCCCCGGTCGTATCGATCGACCGGCCGGCCGCCCCTTTGATCGCCCCGGTCCGCGACAGCAGCCGGGCGTAGTCCAGCCCCATGATCATGGTGTCGGGGGTCTCGCCGGCCGAGGTGACGATGTCCATGCAGTTTTCGATGTCGTCGAACGGCTCGGCCGAGCTGGCCGACGTCCAGGCCGCCTGGGTCGACTGCGTGGCGTTTTTGAGCGGGTCCTTCAGGATCGTCGAGACCGCCTGCTCGATGGCCACGTTGTTGAACCCCTTGACGATCGACCCCAGGTAGCCCGTCAGGCCCATCGCGGTGTCGATCGCGTCGAGCACCTCGTCGGCGTGGCGACTGATGATCGCCTTGCGGGAGAACTTCCCCTGCGTCTCGATGTCGACGTGGTCCAGGTCGATCTGGATAGACGGCGCCGGCTCACTGAGCCCGATCTTACCGACGTACTGGTCGCCGGAATTGGCCGTCCGAAATTCGGGCGGAATCCACGGGATCGGCCCGTCGGGGGTGTCGATCATTCGGGGGCCGAACAGGTCGACGGCCACCGAGTCGCGAATCGGTGCCTGCTGGGAGAGCAGCTCCCCCACGTACACCTGACCCAGGTCGTTCATGTCGTCTTTGAATCGCAGCGTCATACTGTCTCCTCAGCAGTCATCGGTCGTGTAACGTCAGCCTGTCCCGTGGCCGTCAGGCCCCAATCAGGCGAAGGCGATCGTCTCTCTGAGTGTGCGCCCGTCTCCGTCGACCGGCCGAAAGACCAGGTGGACGTCGGCGGCCAGCGCCCCGGACCCGTCCAGGGCCCGCAGGGTCTCGGTGCCGTCGGTGTGCAGCTGGAAGATGGCGACCCCGTTGGTGTTGGTCCCCAGCACCATCGAGCCGTTGCCATCCTGCAGCGAAAACTCGATGTCCGTCGCCCGGGTCCCGTCGTCGCTGAACGCCTCGACCGTCCACTCGTCGGTCGACGCCAGATTCTGGTCCAGCCCGATGTCGAAGGCGTCGGCGACAGCGTCGCCCTCCGCCCCCGGCGTGGCCGACAGGATGCGCTCGGGCTCGTCGGCCCGCCCCAGGTAGACGGCCAGAAACTCCTCGCCGTCCGAGCACGCCTGCAGGGCGTAGCCGACGAACGTCTCGGTGACGTCCTCGCTGGCCTTGACGTAGCCGGCCTTGGCCCCGCCGGCCCCGCTGGGGGCCAGCCGGTCACCCTTGGCGACCGCCCCGTCGGCCATCAGCAGCGTCACGCTGCCCAGACCGCTGACGATCGCCCCGTGCTGACCCTGCTTGAGGCCCGTATTCGTGTAGCCGAGCACCTCGTCGGCCGGGTCCACCGTCGGGGTGAACTCGCTGTTGCCGGTCCCCTCTTTGACCAGCATCGACGCGTCGGGCATGTCCTCTTCGGACTGTCGCCCCTGAATCTTGAGCCCCTGCGGAATCGGCTGTGCGTTCATCGTCTCCTCGCTTGCATGTCAGTCGACTTTTTTCGTCTCCGTCTGCGTCCCGTCTGCGTCAGGCTTTGCCCTGTCGGCGGCGCGCCTCGTTGGCCGCCTCGTGGCCGACCAGTTCGGTCTCGTCTTTGACCCGGTCGAGCGCCTCCTTGTCGGACATATCCGACCAGTCGGGCCCGTCGCCGGACGGCTCGCCCTCGGCGGCGACCAGCGGCTGCTCGCCGGGGTTGGACTGCTGGGCGGTGTTCTTCTGGGCGACCCGCTCCTGGCGGGCGACCCGCTGCTCGAGCTCGTCGAGCTTGGCCATGATCTGGTCGCTGTGGTCGGGGCCGGACTCCGAAGCGGCGATGCCGGGCGCCTTGTCCTCGCCCACCC